TTAATGAGCAAACATATAACTTGCCAGCTGGAGGAAGTTATTCGCCTGATATCGAAATATGTGAAGGAGAGAACATACTTAAGTTTATTGGCAATGGAACAGTAACAATTGAGTATAGAGGAGGTAGCCTATAATGTATCAAATAACATGTAATGATGAAATTCTATACGATGTAAGACTAAAGAACAGAATAGTTTTATCTCCTGTGTTAAATTTAGAGGTAGGTAAAAATGGGACTTTGTCTTTTATCTTGCCACCTCAAAATGATTTATATGATAGAATTGAACAGCAAAAATCAATTATAAAAGTATTTCAAGTTGATAAGATAGGAAACAGAAATGTAAAAACAGAGTTGTTCAGAGGAACAGCATACTCTGAAAAATTTGATTTTTGGAATAGAAAGCAAGTCGAATGTGAAGGCGAGCTTTCTTTTTTTAATGATTCTGTTATAAGGCCTTATTCATATGAAGGAGATGTAGGACCATTATTTCAAAAGTATGTGAATGAGCATAGTTCTGTGGTAGATGTAAACAAACAGTTTACACCTAGAAGATGTACTGTAGTAGATCCAAACGGATATATAACAAGAGCAAATATGAATTATCCAAGCACGAAATCAGAAATGAATGAAAAGTTATTAAATATTCTAGGTGGACATTTTGAAACTGGAGCTAATGAAGATGGCACACGTTGGATTGATTATCTAGCTGAATATGAAAATATTTCATCTCAAATAATTGAATTTGGCAAAAATGAATTAGATTTATCTCAGTTTATTAGTTCTGAAGATGTAAAAACAAGAATTGTACCGTTAGGAAAAAAGAATGATGAAACTGGAGAATATCTAACGATTAAAAGTGTAAATAATGGTTTAGATTATGTGCAAGATAATTCAGCTATTTCACTTTTTGGGGTGAAAGAAGACCAAGTTGTATTTAATGATGTAACACTTCCAGAGAATCTTTTAACAAAAGGAAATCAAGAACTACAAAATAGAATAAATAAAACAATATCAATTAATGTAAGTGCAGCAGATTTACACAATTTAGATGTAAATATAGAGGCTTTTCACATTGGGGAATATGTAAGGGTATTATCAAAACCACATAATTTAGATAGATACTTCTTATTAAGCAAATTAAGCTTAGCACTAGACAAACCAAGTGAATGTAAAATGACTTTGGGTGCTGTGTTTAAGTCTTTTACACAGAAACAAATAGAAGCGGAAAAGAAATTAAATCAGACTGTAGAAAATAATGTAGTGAATGTTACAGAAATAAAACAAAATGTGCAAACTTTGAATGATGATATGAGAGATGTTAAACAAGTCATACAAGATGTTCCAGGGGAGTATGTAAAAACAACGACCTTTAATAATTATAAAACACAAATTAATCAAAAATTTGATGGTGTATATACAGAAAAGGGAACTGTATTGAGTGTGACAGATTTAGCAAATGTCCAAAATCCAACAAAGGGAGATATTTACAAAATAATTGATGCAACTACAAACGAATATACAAGATATATTTTTACAGGAACAGCTTGGGAAGAATTACTTAATTTAAATAACTATGTAGATAAAACTACATTTGAAGCTTTAGAACGAAGGGTACAAGCCCTAGAAGGAGGTAATAATTAATGGCTAGTATAGCAGAGTTTATAAAAAATATAAGAAATGCAAGATTAGGTAAAGATGTAAGAGAAAGCATAGCTTCTGCAATAGAACAAACATATGAAGATGCATCGAAAGATGGAAATGCAAATATGGAAGTTGCACAGGCAAGAGGAATATTTGATACTTTAAATCAAAGATTGAATAATAGTGACAATTTAAAAGCGGATAAAATAGAATTACAAAACGAAGTGTCATCAAGGCAAACTGCAGATAATAATTTGCAGAGTCAATTAGAAGTAGAAAAATCAAGAATAGATAATCTAGCAAACTTACCAGAAGGAAGTACAACAGGAGATGCAGAACTTCAGGACATAAGAGTTGGATATAAAGGAACAACTTATAATACTGCCGGAAATGCGGTTAGAACACAAATATCTGACATATATACAAAATTCAATACCGCTTTAAAATTTGTTGATATTCCAAATGCTGGAACTTATTCAAATTTAATTTCAAATATAGTAGATAACCAAATAAGTATAATTAATGCAAATTTTACTGATAGACCAGCCACAAATACAGGTGTTTTAATAAATTCTCAATATTCTGGTAATTATATTATACAAATATTTATTGAAAATATTTCAAATGCTATATATACAAGAATTGTTAATAAAAACACTCATGCTGTTTACAGAAATTGGGATAATGTAGGAGTTACTGGAAAAGGTGTAAATTTAACAGCAACTACAATTGGAACAGAATGTAATAGTGATTTAAATAACCTAAAAAATAATATTATTTATGGTGTTGGAAATGGAGTATCAAATTTACAAAATTTACCTGTTCCAAATTTGGGAGGTCAAGTTATTGGCTTTGGTAAACAAACTTCACGAACAAATACAGATACACAGCTTTTTATTGATAACAATTCAAATATGTATTTTAGATTATATACTAACAATACTTGGCAACATTGGCAAAAATTAATCAATCAAAATGAATTTGAAAACTGTTTAAAATTTGTAGATATATCAGACGCTTCAATTTATTCAAATTTAATTGCAAATATAGATGATAACCAAATAAGTTATATCAGTAATTCTTTTACAGATAAACCTACAGATTATACAGGAATTTTAATAAATTCTCAATATTCTGAAAATTATGTTATACAAATATTTATAGAATTTAATGTGACAAGTACAATATTTACTAGAATAGTTAATAAAAACACTCATGCAGTATTTAAAAATTGGGAAATTGTAGGTGTAGCTGGAAAAGGTGTAAATTTAACAGCAACTACAATTGAAACAGAATGTAATAGTGATTTAAATAATTTGAAGAATAATATTATTTATGGTGTAGGAAATGGAGTATCAAATTTACAAAATTTACCCGTTCCAAATTTAGGTGGTCAAGTTGTTGGTTTTGGTAAACAAATGTCAAGAACGAATACAGATACACAACTTTTTATTGACAACAATTCTAATATGTATTTTAGATTGTTTACAAACAATACTTGGCAAGACTGGCAAAAAATTAATTCCAATAAATTATTAAAAAATTTTAAATATTCTGTTTTGGGAGATAGCCGTTCAACATTTAGAGGGATAAGTCCTTGGAGTGATCATTGTCATTATCCTGATAGCTATTTGACAAATTTGGATGATATGTGGTGGTCAATAATAGAAAAAAATACAGGTTTACAAAGACTAAAAATAGACGCTTTTTCTGGTTCAAGAATTTCAACTGGTGGTTCAACTCCACATTATGCAGATGGATACGAATTTTGTACTGATTTAAGGATTAATGAATTAGTTGATGGAGAAACAACTCCTGATTTTGTATTTGTATATGGTGGTGTAAATGATTGGTATAATAATATAGCTATTGGTAACACTTCTTATAATTCAAATGATACAAATACAATTGCAAATGCTTTAGCAATTACATTAAAGAAAATTCAAACGAAGATACCAAATACAAAAATTTATGTTATATTAGAAAATTATACAGATATGGTATATCAAGGACAATACAATTTTCCTGTAAATTCCTCAAAAATTCCACTAGGAGATTTAATAGAAGCTCAAAAAAATGTATGTATTAAAATGCGTATTCCATATATAGATACATCTGAAATAAATATTAATCATTCAAATATTACTGAGTTTTTACCTGATTATGTACATGGAAATATAAAATTCAATAAATCTTTAGCAAATATAATCATTGAGCGTTTAATTAGAGATACGAAAGTTTTTTAAATTAAAAAGAAAAGAGGAAAACTATGGAATCAATAATAGTAGCTGTAATCACAGGTGGACTTTCATTAATAGGAGTATTCTTTAGTAATATGCAAGGAAATAAGAACATAGAACATCAATTAGATAAAAGACAAGCAGTAACAGACACCAAAATTGAGGAATTAACAAGAGAAGTAAGAGCACATAATAATTTTGCTCAAAGAGTACCAGTTTTAGAAGAACAAATGAAAGTTGCAAACCATAGAATTGAGGATTTAGAAAATAGAAATTAGGAGGTGTACTATGAAAGATAAAGAAAAAATATTTAGTTATATTTTAGTATTATTAACAATATTTATTTTATTATTTGGTATTTATATTAATTATAAACAAACAGGACAAATAGACACTAATAAACTAGAAGAAGCGGTACAAATAATCTCAGATGAAATAAAAATATTAAATATGTCTAGTACTGAAATTCCAAAATTAACAGAAAATGATGAACAAACGCTTGAAGTTCAAGAGGTAGAAGATGAAAGCTTTGAGCTTCAAGGAGATATAGCATACGAGGGAGATGCAAAACATTGGAACTTACATACAGATGACAATCCGCAGCTTACATATATTTCTCAAATAGATAATAGATGGAGATATTATCCTTATACATTAACAGGGAATAGTTCACAAACCATTGGTTCAAGTGGTTGTGGAGTAGCTTCTGCAGCAATGATAATTGATAGTATAAAGGGATATGTAGATATAAGAACTTTAGCAGATGTATTCGTTGAAAACGGATATCGTTCTCCAAATAATGGAACATATTGGAGTGCTTACAGAGCTGTAGCAGATGAGTTTGATATAGACTATGCAGAAACTTCTTATTTAGATAGAGCAATAGAATTATTACAGAGTGATTATTATATAATAGCAAGTTGCGGAAATGGTTTATTTACAACTGGAGGACATTATATAGTAATCTATGGAATAGAAGGTAATACTTTAAAGATATATGATCCATATTTATATAGTGGTAAATTTGAAACTAGTACCAGAAGAGGAAAAGTAACAGTAAGTGGAAACACTGTGTATTGTTCTGTAGATAATTTTAGAAACTACGCAAATTATAAGCAATTTTTCTGTTATGGTTATGATGCAAATAGTGTAGAAAAAGAAAATAAAACTACAGTTATAACAACTCAAAATGTAATATCTGATATTACAAACACAAATTATCAAGTAAAAATAACAGCATCTAGTTTAAGAATAAGACAAGGTGCAAGTACATCATATTCACAAATTGGAAGTTATTCAAAAAATAGAATAGTAACAATATTAGCAGTATCTAATAATTGGGGTAAAACAAATTATGGTTGGATATGTTTAGACTATACAAGTAGAGATATAGATACCTTAAATTTAACAAATAACGCAGGACAGGCAAAGAAATTAACAAGAGCTATGACTTTATATTCTAATAGTAACTTAACAGGTAAAAAGTACAATTATAAAGCAAATACCACTATTAGAATATTAAAGAATATAAGTTCATCTGTAGATTATGTTCAAGTATTAGCTACAGGAAGAAAAGCATATATAAATAATAGTGCTTATTCAAATGTAACAATAACTGGAGCAAGAGGAACTGTAGGAACAACAAAAAAATTAAAAGCTTGTAATTTATACAAAAACTCTAATTTAAGTGGAACTAGGTACACATATAAAGCGAATACTTCAGTAACTATTTTAAAGAATATAAATTCTAATGTGGATCAAGTAAAAGTAAAAGCTACAGGTAGAACAGCATATGTAAATGTGAATAATTATAAATAAAAAAAGTTGGGTATTTAACTGCAACCAAAAAGAATGGTACAGAGAGGTAGATTAATTAATTTTAGTCTACCTCTTTTTTGCATTTTAGGTATAAGTTAAAAATTTTTTTAATATTTCGACAGCTTTCGACAGACTTTGCGTTTAACATAATGTATAATATAATTAGAGGTGATAATTATGTTATTAAATTTTCTAATTTGGATTAACAAAAGAAAATTGGACAAGATGATTAATCACAATTATAGTTATGATGAAATTTTAAAACAAAGTCAGAAGTTGGATGTTTTGATTAATATTTGGATAAAAAATTGGATTAGATTTAAAAACTGAGTTGTTAAAAAGTTGTTAAAACATAAAAAAAGAATATCAAGTATTCTACGAAACACTTGATATTCTTATGTTTTGGTCGAGGCGACAGGGATCGAACCTGCGACCTCATGGTCAATTTGGGCTAATTTCAGCAAATTTACATTAATTTAAAAGTGAGTAATTTCAATGCTTTTATAGATTTATCAATTTGCATTAATTTGTTCTATTCTGAACTGAGTCGTTAAAAAGTTGTTAAATTTTTAAAACTTTTGTTCCAATTTCTCATTTAATAAGTTTACAGATTTTTTCTTATTTTCTGGAAATACATGTACATAGATTTGAGATGTTGTATTAATATCTGAATGCCCTAAAAGTTCTTGTACTGTTTTTATATCTGCACCTGCTTGAAATAATAAAGAAGCATAACTATGCCTTAAAGAGTGCCATTTTTTATATTCTATATTGTTATTATTCAAAAATCTTTTCCATCTTTTCAACAAATTACTTCCGTCTAATACTTTACAAGTTGATGTAGTGAATAAAAATGAATCTTCTTTAAATTCTTTTCCTTGTGCTGAATATTTATTAATTTGAATTTCTTTATATTTTTTTATTATTTTTATGATTGATTCAGGTAAATCTATTGTTCTTATACTATTAGCTGTTTTAGGAGTTATTAACTTTTGTTCATAACCTGTCGATTTGGTTCCTTCAAATTTCTTTATTTTAATAAGTTGTTTTCTAACTTTTATATCTTTGTCAATATTTTTATTTTGAAGTCCTAATATTTCACCTTGTCTCAAACCACTTCCAAGTGTAAGTAAAATCATAAAGTAAATATAATCATCTGATCCAGTATCTATTTCATTATTACATATCTTTATAATTTTATCAATGCTAATATTGTCAAATATTTCAATCTCTTCTTCTTCTGTTTCATCAAATTCTTTTATTTCTTTTTTAGGAATAGAAATATACTGGCAAGGATTTTTCAAAGAGTAACCTTCTTGTACGGCATAATTAAAAGCACCCTTTAATACTTTGTTCAAGTTTTTGATTTGACTCTCTGATTTGCCTTTTTCAGACAATTTATTATAGTACCTTTGAATTGATATTGTCTTGCAAGTAAAAACCTTTAAAAAGGCAATGTCGCTATTTTGGATATAGTTTCTATAAATTCCCTCATATTTTGCAAACGAACCAGGTTTAAAATTGCTATCATTTACTTTTATATTATATAACCAAGTAGATACAAGTCGGTTGATGTCCATATTTTTGTAATCAACACTAATTCCTTTATTAATATCATCTATAAATTCATCGGCTTTTTGATTGGCTTCATTTATCCCTTTGCCATAAAATTGTTTTTTTATTGGAGTACCATCAGGCTTATGTCCTATGGTACGAGTAACTCTATAGTATTGCTTTCCATTTACTTCAATATTAGTTTTATTCGCCATGCAAAACCTCCGTTCGTTTTAACTTTAAAAATATAAGTGCTAATAAAAGCACTTTTCTTTGGTATATATTTAATGTTTTATACTATTTTAATATTCAGGATAAACCACATGATCCTCTCCATCATAGTGGTTTAATTCTCTAAAACTATCTTCAATGATTTTTCCACATTTGCAGCAAATATCATATTCATACCAACTATCAGAACCTGAAGTTATATTTCCGATGCTCTTACATTGACAAAATTTATTCTTGTCCATATATATTTCACCTCCATATATTATTCTATATTAATTAATTTTGTCATTAGTGAATGATTTATGAAATTTAAATTTCATATTTTCATATAAGAATTTTGCCTTTTCGTAAAATTTTTATATCAAAACATAAAACAAGTGATATATAGATTTGAGTACATATTATTTATGTACATAAGAGATGAAGTACAGTGTTTAGGAGCGGTGTACTTTATCTCTATTTTATTAAACATTCCAATGATGGCCGCAATTTTGACATACTGCCATACTTTTGTGTTTTGTTACAATCTTTTGCTTTTTATGTCCAAATAAAGTACCTAATAACATAGGAACTGTTAAAAAAATCCATAGTAATGGTCTCCACCACCAACCTATAAGAAGCCAATATAATAAACCATGATGTTTTGTTTTTAATTTACTTTCTGATACCATTTGAACATTTACATTTTCACTACCACATTTAGGACAATTCATATTATCACCTCTTTTACTACATATATTTTTATATAAAGATAAGTTTAAAATCTAAACTTAATGTTAAAAACAATATTATATATCCATATTTTTCGGTAAAAAACTATAGAATCTTTCATATATTTAATTGTAAACTTAAAATAGTTTGATTTTTGAATTATTCTTCTAAAGTTAGGGAGATATAATTTGTTTCTTCATTTAGATTGTCAGCATATCTCCATCTAATTATTTTATTACTATCTGATTTAGCCCAAGTAGCTTGTTTGTTCCAAGTTTCTCCATCCTTTTCATATTTTAAAGAGATCATTTTAGTTTGAGTATCATAATAATATGTTCCAGTATAAATTATATCTTTTATATCTTTAGTTATTGTATAGTAAGCAAAAGTCTTATTAGATTTAAACTCTAAAACATAACTTATTATTCCTTCTTTAATATCATCTGATGTTACATACATTCTTTTGTCGCAAAAATAAGTTCTATCAAAATATTCGTAATATTTTTCTTTATTTAATTTTTGTATAGGTTGATATGAGAAGTATCCTATAATAAAACCAACAAAAATGCTTAATATTGACAAAATAATTGCTATTTTTTTCATTATTTCTTTCTCCTTAATTCAACAATTTTGCCTATAATTTTAATAGGTAATTTTTCAATTTGTTCATTAGTATATACCATTGGTTGAAATTCAGGATTAAGAGGTTGTAATATAATGCCATTTTCATTTTTAAACACTCTTTTAAATGTACCATCATCTCCATTAACCATAACAACACAGTCTTGTCCACTTTCACAGTCATCAACTTTTTCTAATATAATCGTGTCTCCATCAAGATATTCAGGATACATAGAATTTCCTTTTATTTTTAGTCCAAAATATTTCTTTCCGCCTTTTAGCATTTCTGAATCTATTTCTTCAGTATCAATAACATCTTCTATCATTTCCATAGGTATTCCAGCTGGAATAGTACCATAAATCAAAACAACAGCTGATTGATTAGTATATTTGGGAGCTTCTTCGTTTATTTTAAATTCTTGTTCATCATCTAATATCTTTAAGATTTCCTCAATAGATATACCCATTCCTTTAGAAACAAATTTTACGGTGTCTAGAGTAGGAGCAATAGGTTTATTAGTTCTAGGATCAATATTTTTTTCAAGTGCAGAAATATATGTATGACTAAGTCCACATTTTTCGGCGAAAGTTCTTAAAGACATTTTTCTTTCATTTCTATACTGATTTATTAAATCTCCAAGTGTCATTAATATAAACCTCCAATTTATTGATATAATTACATTGTACAACAAGATGAACAAAAAGTCAAAAAAAAATTTAGAAAATTTGTACAACATACTTGACAAAGAAAAAATATAGTGATAATATATGTACAACATGATGAACAGAGAAAGGAGGAAAAAATGAAAAATATATTAAAAGAAATAAGAGAAGAAGAAAAAATATCACAAGAAGAGCTTTCTATTAAATCTGGTGTTTCAAGAACTATTATATCAGGATTAGAAACAGGCAAGATAGATGTAATAACTAATGTAACATTAGAAAAACTTGCTAGAGCATTAAATAGAAAAGTGACAGATATTTTTTTTAAAGAATAAGTACAACATGTTAAACAAATAAATAGGAGGTAGCAATGCTATTTGAAATATTAAAAAAAGCTCAAACATTATTGCAGTTAATATTTGAGCATATTAATTTGATTATTCAATTGATTCCTATTCTAACTATTATTATTACGATTATTATTAATAGCCTTATAAAAGCTAGAAATAAGAAAATAAATATTAATAATAAAAGTGAAAACAAAGAACCAAACAGGAACTGATTTATTTTCAAGGTTAATACCTACAACACTAAGAATCGTTCCAACAAGACCAGAGTAAAAATTAACTTTTATCAATAACAATGAAGAATTTTTTTTATAGGATTTTTTTAAGATTTTAAAAATAAATGTTGTTAAAGTTACTATCAAACTGATTATGAGTCCGGCAATTACTTCATTGGCAATTGTATTAAGATTCAATATAATCACCTCACTTTCTACAATAAAGTCAGGTTGATTATATCACAAAAATTCAGTTAAAGAAAGGAGTTGAGAAAATGGAAGAGTGGATTTCATTACAAGAGTTTATGCGAAGAAAAAAGATAGGACAAGAAGTCGCATATAAACTTTTAGCAACAGGAAAATACGAATATGAAAAGACACCAGGAGGAAGATACAAAATAAAAGTTGGTGGAGATACAGTATCAAGAGAAATGTATGAAAACTTATTAAAAGAAAATACAGAATTAAAAACAAAATTAAGTTTAGTAAAACAAGTTTTAGTTTAAGGAGGATAAAATAATGAAAAAACAAGTAAGAAAAAATAAAAAAATAAGAATAAGTGGAGAAATGACAATGGTATTAATGTTAAATGCCTTTGTAATAGGTATTTTAGTAGAAAAAATAATCACAAATGGTTTTAGTTGGATTTCAACAATTGGTTATTTGGGATAGAAAGGAGAGAATAATGGAGTCTAAAAAAGTTTCAAATATAACAATACAATTTAATAATGGTACAACATTAAAAATACAAGAACAAAAATACAGATTAGTATTAGCAGCAATAAGTAACAAATATCACGAACTATTGAAAAAATACAAAATAAAAGAACCAATTAGCGCTGGACACGGAAATTAGTTCTTAGAATATTTAGATTAAGTAAATACTCTTAAGCTTATTTTAACATAAATTAATTGAAAAATCAAGCATTAGGAGAGATTTACAGGAAGGAAAAACAAATGAATTTAGAAAAACAACTTGAAGAATTTTATTCTATGTTAGACTACAGACCAGTTTCTTCTAATGCTATTTCTTTGTATGGTGTTATATTGATAATAGCTAAGAAATCAGGCTGGAAAAGTGATGTCAAAATAGCAAATTCAATTCTTACAAGCAAATGTAAATTAAGCATTTCAGCTTTGCAAAGAGCACGAAACGAGCTTATTACATCTGAATATATAACATACAAGAAGCGGATCTAATCAAAATGACATTTCAAGATATTCAGTTAAAAAATTGTATAATGAAGGATTAGAAAGTTCGTTTACATCTATTGATACTTTTGAACAAGCAGATGAACAACCGAACGCACAGCCGAACGCACAAGCAGATGAATTGGCAGATGAACATATAATAACTAAACTAGATGTATATTTTAATTATATTATAAATAATAAAGGCGAGCAAAAATTTGAAAATATGAAACCTGTTGATAAAGACAGCATTGTTTTGGTGCTTAAAAAATTGGATTTGTATATTGAAAATCCAAGAATTATGAAATATATGGATATTCGTGTCAAGCAAGATTATAAAGTGCAGTATTGGCTAATACACGAAATCTACTTTAGTCCGTACAAAATGTTTTTAAATACAATGACAAGAGAACAATTTTTATTTAGATATGAAAAAGCCAAAAAATATGTATGTTTAAACCATATGGCTACTGCTAAAGGATTTATTAAATATTTCATGAGGTGCATCCAGGAAGAAATGGAAGCAACGAACAAGATCAATGATAGAAAAAGTTTAAGAATGGAGGATTAAAAAAATGTTAGATTTTATTATGAGTTTATTAGGATTTGAAAATGTGAGGAATATTAAAATACCGAAAGAATACAAAATACCAAGAACTGAAAAATTAAATGCAAAATGGAGATTTTATCAAGACACAAAAAAATTTATGGACAAGGTTATTATAAACAACAAAAAAATGCTATTAGATGGATATACAACTATTATACTGTGCAAATGGAAAGATAAAAAATATATAAGAGTTGCAAGAATCAATATGAGTAATGAAGAGTATTTAAACAAATACAAAAGCTATAATCAAAAAAAGAAAAACAAATAGAAAAGAGGAAAAAAATGATTTATGAATTTGAAGTACCAGGAGAAATAGTTGGTAAGGCAAGGCCAAGAATGAATACAAGAACAGGGAGAGCCTATACTCCAACGAAAACAAAATTATATGAATATGCATTAAGACAATGGTTTTGTATGAATTATCCTAATTTTAAACAAATAGAAAATAGAATAAAGGTAAGTATTGTTGCTTATTTTGATATTCCCAAAAGTACAAGTAAGAAAAAAGAAGCGGAAATGTTAAATCAAAGTATAAGTCCAACTAAAAAGCCAGATATAGATAATATAACAAAAATAGTATTAGACAGTATGAATAAATTTGCCTTTAAAGATGATACGCAAGTAACTAAATTGGAAGTCGAAAAGAAATATGCTACAGAACCAAAAATTTATGTAAAAATTGAGGAATATTAGGAGGAAATATGTTATCTAAAATATTTATATTTATTATAACAGCACTTGTATTCTATGGTTTAGGTAAAAAAGAAGGCACAGCAGAATACAAAGAAAAAGTAAAAAAAGCAATTGAAAGCAGTAATAGCATAAATAATGTAAAAATTAGATTAAGAATTAAATAAAAAGGAGCAGTTTATATGAGTAGTTTGGACAGCTTAGAAAAAAAGCTAGATAGAAAACTAGAAGAATTAAGTAATTATGTATCAGATAAAAGTAATAATTATATGTCCGAAGGTGCTAATCAAATGAGAAAAGAAATATCTACACTACAAAAAGAAATAGAAAATTTAAAAAACAATGATAGAGAATTAGAACTAAATGAAGCGGTTGATATATTAATAAACCTAACTAAATCAAATTTAGCAAATATTTATAAATGTGCTATAAGAAAAGTTTTATCGAAAGTAGAAAAAGGAGAATAAATGTTAATAAAAATTGATTATAAAAATAATAATAAATCTGAATATTTATGTGATCGATGTAAAAAAAGAATTAAATCAAATGAAAGATATGTGATTAATGTACATATTACAAAATTAAATATCAGAAAGAAAAAATATGATTTTTGTGAAAAATGTTATAAATCTTTGGAAAGAGGTGTGAATGGTGTTAAAAATAAAAGAAAGGAATTGACTTAAAAGAATTAGAAAAATTTGGATTTTATAATGACTATGGGAATTGGCATAAAGTGTGTGGAGATGGATATATAGAATATTGGATTAATGCATATTTAAGTATTGAAATTTTTGTAAATGATGATAGTGAAGTTGTTTTGGATACTACTATATTTGATTTAATTGAAGCAGGATTAGTAGAAAAGGTAGATGATGAATCATGAAATATCCTAAACTGGAAGAACCATGCAAATCATGTTTAGGTTGCCAAAGACTTGAAGATGTAAATTTTAAAGGAGATAAAAGTTGTAAGTATGCACAAACATCAATAAAGCAAATAAATGAGATTTTAGGAATACAAGAAAGGATAGTAAATAAGTAATGATAATATTAAATCAAAAAAGAGATGAATTAGTTAATTTTGATAACATTATGAATATATGTATAACTAATTGTGATGAAGATGGATATGGAATTTTTGCAGGATGTATAGTCGGAGTAGATGATAACTATAGAAAATTAGGGTTTTACAAAACTAAAAAAAGAGCTAAAGAAATATTACAAGAAATAATCAAAAAAATTAATAGTCAAAAGTTTTTACTAAAACCACAAGCAAAATTGGAAAAAGAAACTATAGAAAGTGCAAAAAGATATTATGAATCATTAAATGATATAGACTTAATAGTTGAAGATTGTTTTTTTGAAATTAAACCAATAGGAAATAGTAATATAGTTATTTATGAAATGCCAAAAGAATAGGAGGCTATATATGGATTTAGATGATGATGAATTAAAAGCTACTAGATATTTAAATGGATTAAGTAGGAATATTCAAAATGAAATAGTATTAGATTTTCAAAAAATTGCAAAAATACAGCACTTATATATGGGTATATTCTATGAAGAAGATAGCGATTATCCAGATTATAGAGTTATAAGACCAAAAGAAAGAAGTATTGAGAAAATACTTAATAGTTTTACGCAAGATGAAGATAAACAAAAAGAAATTTACGATATTATAATACATTATACTTGGGATAATTCAGATATGACTTTTAGACCAATATGTAATGCTTTAAGAGAAAAAGGATATAAAATAATTAATAATTAGGAGGAGAAGATGACTGATAAAGAATATATTGAAAAACTAGAAAACAAATTAATGTATGCTTTAAGCCCAACGACTCATGAATTATCAGAAAACACAATGAGAGCATTTAAAAATATAATAACTATAAACATAGATGAAGATACATATACAATAAGACAAGAACTAAAAAAATATTGGAAAGGATTGTGTAGAATATGAACATTGAAAGAAAAATAAATAGAAACAAATTAAAAAATGCACAAAAAAATAACAAAATAAGGAGAAACTGGAGAGAGTTTCAAATTAGTAAATATGGAATAAAAAGATGGTGCAAAATGTATAATGCAACAACAAATATAAAAGATAAAGGAAATAGAATAACACCAACGATAGCACATAATGTATAAAACTAAAGAAATGGAGGTTTTCAGATGAATTATATTAAAGAAGCGGAAGATATTCTTATAAATCATAGAAAGCTTAATGACAGTATAAATAACTTAAATGCAAGAAAGAATTACATAGCAAATCAAGGTAAGCCAAAAGAACTTGGAGGAATTGATTATTCTAAACCAGGAATACAAAGACAAAATTATTCAAATAATACTATAACTCAGATGTGTGAAATAATGCAAATAAATGAACAAATTAAAGAAACAGAAGCGGAACTTGTAATAGTAAATAATATACTTAAACAAATAGATAAAGAAGATGAAACACTAGGAAAATTTATACAGTTAAAATATATTGAGGGACAAAAAAAGAAAAGTATGAGAAAAATTGCTGCAGAGTTAGGATATAGTGAAGACAGCAATGATACAATATATAATATAAAAAATAAAGCATTAAGAGAATTTGCAATTAGGTATTTTGGAAGTATTGCAAGAAAATCAACATAACAATCGGAAAATTTAACCATTGAAATTTGAAATTACATATTGTAAATTAGTATTATGAAAAAATAGAGTCTCGCATTTGATTCTCCTTATGTATTATTAAAGACAGGAATTTATCATTAATTTGATAAGTTCCTGTTTGTGTTAATTGGAGGAAAAATGAATTTAAGTATATGTATGCAAAAGAAATGTGAAGAATGTAAAAACAAATATAAATGTTTTAAAGAGAGTAGGTGGCAACAATCAAAGAATATGCAGAAAAGTTTTACAAATCAAAAGAGTGGGAAAGATGTAGACAAGCATTCATAGCATCACTTCCAGATAAAACTTGTCCGAGATGTAAAGAAAGAAAAGGCAAAATAGTTCATCATATAAAAGAGATTACACCAGAGAATATAAATGATCCAATGATAACATTAAACTTTGATAACTTTGAATACATCTGCCAAAAGTGCCACACACAGGAACATTTAAGAGATAAATCAACAAAAGAAGATGTGCAATTTGATGAAGAAGGAAATTTAATTTTAAAAAAATCCCCCCCACATTCAAATGGATAATATACCCCTTAAGGACCGAGGGGGGCAGCTCCAAAAATCACACAAGTCATTTTATACGAGGGGGGGTCAATACAAAAAAAGTGGGTGAAAGTATTGACAAAAAAGAAAAAAATAGAAATGAAAGAAAAGAAAATAACAGAATTAGAAAACCTTTTTGAGAGAGTACCAGATAATAAGAAAAAACTTGTTAAAGGCTTAATTGAGCAAGCAGCATTTATGTATGTTCAACTTACAGAATTAATTGAAATTATTGAAAAAAATGGAGTGGTAGAAGACTTTAAACAAGGAAAACAGCAATTTACAAGGGAGCAACCTGCGGTAAAAACATATAATGCTATGTTAAAAAATTATAATTTAACTATTAAACAATTGCTGGAGCTTATTCCACCAGGAGAGCTACCCCAATTTGAAGACGAATTTGAAGAATTTAAACAAAGAAGAAATAGATGAATTATATAGAACAATATTATGAAAAAATAAATGCTGGTGAAATAATAACATCCAGAAAAGTAAAAATTGTTTATGAAAAGTTAGTAAAGGATATAAAAAATCCTAGAATAGTTAAAGTCTATAATGAATTTACAGAGGAAGTAGAAGAACATAAATATATTTTTAGTGAAGAAAGAGCTTTAGATGCAATTGAATTTATAGAAAAGTTTTGTAAACATAGCAAAGGTAAGAAATTTGCAGGACAACCTTTTATTTTAGAATTATGGCAGAAAGCATTTGTATCTGCAATTTTTGGTTTTATTGATGAAGATACAGGATTTAGAAAATATAGAAAAGTAATCTTATTTGTTGCAAGAAAAAATGGAAAATCAACATTAGCTGCAGCAATAGGTTTATATATGCTTTTGATGGATGGAGAGCCAGGAGCAGAATGTTATTCGATAGCAACTAAAAAAGATCAAGCAAAGATACTTTGGCAAGAAGCTAAAAGAATGGTAAAGAAAAATCCAATTCTTTTAAAAAGAGTAAAACCATTAATAGCTGAATTATATTATGAGGAAGAAGAAGCAGTATTCAAACCTCTAGCAAATGATTCAGACACATTAGATGGTTTAAATGCTTCTTTTGTTGCAGCAGATGAAGTTCATGCTATGAAAGATAAAAACTTAATAGATGTTACTTATGACTCAATGGATTCAAGAGATCAACCATTATTTTTAGAAACTTCTACAATGGGTACAGTAAGAGAAAATGTATTTGATAGCGAATATGAATATGCAACAAATGTAATTAATGGATATATTGATCCTTCATCAGACTTTATAGATGAAACTTTACTTGCAGTTATATATGAACTGGATAAAAAAGAAGAATGGACAGATGAGAGTTGTTGGATAAAAGCTAATCCAGGTCTAGGAACAATTAAAAAGATAAAAGGCCTTAAAGATAAAGTCGCTAGAGCAAAAATAAAACCAGATGAATTAAAGAATTTACTTTGCAAAGATTTCAATGTTAGAGAAACAAGTGTTGCAACATGGCTTACATTTGAAGAATTAAACAATGAATCTACATTTAACCTAGCAAAAATGAAAGTTAAATATGGAATAGGTGGAACGGATTTATCAAAAACAACCGACTTAACAGCAGCAAAAGTAATATTTATGATTCCGAATGATCCAGAAATATATGTATTGCAAATGTATTGGTTGCCAGAAGATTTACTTGAAACAAGAGTAAAAGAAGATAAAATTCCATATGACAAATGGAAAGAAAAAGGATTTTTAAGAACTTGTCCAGGTAATAAAGTTCATCCGAAATATGTAACACAATGGTTTGTAGAGATAAGAGATGAATATGGTATTTATATTCCTTGGATAGGGTATGATGCCTGGTCAGCTGAATATTGGGTTGAAGAAATGAAAGGATACTTTGGTGCTGAAGCTATGATAGCAGTATATCAGGGTAAAAAAACATTATCATCACCAATGCAAAATTTAGGAGCAGATTTAAAATCCAAATTAGTAAATTATAATAATAATCCAATAGATAAATGGTGTTTAAGTAATACAAGTACAGATGTAGATAGAAATGGTAATATACAACCAGACAAGAGTAAAAAAAGATTAAGGATAGATGGAACTGCAGCACTATTAAATGCTTATGTAATATTAGAACAAAAGAAGAATGACTATGTGAACATGATATAAGGAGAGTGAAAAAGTGAAAGTAAGAAGTATGTTTTCCAACATATTTGGAACGAAGCAACCTAAATATAAAATAATTAATAATTTTAAGCTATTAAATAATAGTGATTCCACATTTTATCAATGGAATGGGAAAATATATGATAACAATACTGTAAGAACAGCAATTGGAACAAATGGAATGAATGCAGGAAAATTAAATCCAAAACATATTAGAAAATATGAAAAAGAAATTATAGTATCACCAAATAAAAACTTGGGGAGGGTTTTAAAAAATCCTAATAAGTATATGACGATATTTGATTTTATTCAAAAAATGATGATACAAAGAGATATCAACAATAATGCGTTTGCTTATATTGATAGAGATCCCAATGTACAAGGTATGGATGGAATATTAGGAATTTATCCACTTGAAGCATCAGCAGTTGAATTACTAGAAGATGAAAAATCTAATTTATATATTAAATTTAGATTCAGAAATGGAGAAACAAAAATAGCAAGTTATACCGATGTAATACATATCAGAAAGCATTTTTCTGAAAACGACTTTTGGGGAGAAAGCAATATAAAAGCTTTAACACCACAATTAGAAGTAACTAATATGACATTGCAAGGCATTCCAAATGCAATAAAAAATACCGCATTTATAAGAGGTATATTAGAATTTGCGCAAGTTTTAAATCCAGATGACAGAGACAAACAAGTAAAAGATTTCTCAGAAAGATATCTAGATATTAACAACAATGATAAAGGAATTGCATATACAGATCCACGATATAAATTTCACGAAACAAAATCAGAACCATATGTACCTAACAAAGCACAAATGGACTATACAAAGCAGGAAATTTACGATTATTTTAATACAAACGAAAAAATAGTAAGAGGCAATTTTTCTGATGATGAATGGATTGCATATTTTGAAACAACAATAGAACCTTTTGCAATTCAAATGAGCCAGGAATTTACTACAAAATTATTTACAAGAACAGAAAGATACTATGGAAACGAAGTAGTATTTGAAGCAAATAGATTAGCAAATGCTTCTAACAATACAAAAGTTACAATATGCAAAGAGTTAAAACACTTATTCACAATAAACGAACAAAGGGAAATGTGGAATAGAGCTCCAGTACCTGGAGGAGATAAATTATTACAGTCATTAAATGATGTTAATTCAGATATAGCTGATGAATATCAATTAGGAAAAAATAATAAGGGAGGAAACAATAATGAATGAAAAAGAAAAAATTCAAGAAGAATTAAGAAAACTAAGAGATGACAGAATGTACAGGACAGTTATGAATTTAAAAACTAGAGCAGAAACAATACAAGATGAAAATGGACAAGAAGTACAAGAGATGATTGTTGAAGGTCAAGCCGTGACTTTTGAAAGTGAAACAACATTATTTAAATGTGGAGAAACAGAATACAAAGAGGTAATAGACAGAAATGCTTTTAATGAAGCAGATATGTCAGATGTTATATTTAATTATAATCATTCTGGAAAAGTAGTAGCAAGGACCAGAAATAACACTTTAAGATTAAATATAGATAGTAATGGATTAAATATTGAAGCAAGACTAGATGGTACAGATGAAGGAAGAAAACTATACGAAGAAATAAAAGGTGGTTACATAGATAGAATGAGCTTTTGCTTCACAATAAAAGAAGAATCATACAATCAAGAAACACATACATGGCGTGTACTAAAAATTGATAAATTATACGATGTCAGTGCGGTGGATATTCCCGCTTATGATACAACTTCAATCTCTGCAAGGAGTTCAAGATTGGCGGTGGCTGAAAAGGAACAAAAAGCTCTGGAGAGAGCCCAATTGCAAAAAGAAAGAAGTAAAAAATTATTATTAAAAACATATTAAAAAGAAAGGTTAGGTAAAAATTATGAACGAAAAATTAAGAAAAATTTTACAAAGAAAAAAAGAAATCAGAGCTAAATTAAATGCTCAAATTGAAGGAACAGTTGAATTGACTGATGAAGAAATTAAAGCATTACAAGGAGAACTAGAAAATTTAAATGAAGAAGAGGAAGCAGCAGTAGAAGAAGCAGAACAAGATGAACAAAGAAAAAAAGCTGAAGAATTAACAAAAAGAAGTCAAAATGGTAATATACAATTAAGAAGAATTGCAAAACCAGGAGAAGAAATTGGAGATCAAGAAGAAGAAAGAGAACTTACACCAGCTGAAAAGAGACAAAGAGGAAAAGATTTAAAAGAACAAAGAGCAATTACAGTTGGTTCAAGTGAAATTATAGCACCAAGACATACAGCTGAAGGATTAACAAAAACATTTAATGAAGTATCTACACTTGTTGATTTGGTAAAAGTTACACCATTAAATGGTGGGGAAGCTTATCAAAGAGGTTATGTTGCAGGATATGGCGAAGGTGGAGCTCAAGATGATAACACTGGAGACTATGAAGATGTAGAAACCACATTTAATTATGCAGATATTAATAAACAAGAGATAACTGCATATCAAGAACAACCAAAGGCTGTAAAAAAATTAGCTGATGCAGCTTATGGAGATGAAATAGTTAAAGGAATTGGAATATCAATAAAGAAAAAATTATCAAAAGCTATATTAACAGGATATAAACAAATAGTTGGTATTTTTCAGAATCCAAATAAATTTGCAATTAATCAAAATACAGACATAGGAATAGCTAGTATTGATGAAAATACATTAGATGAAATTGTTTACACTTATGGTGGAGATGAAGATGTAGAAAATGATGCTGCATTAATTCTTAATAAGAAAGACTTAAAAGCATTCAAGAAAGTTAGATATTCAGATGGTAAAAAGGTATATGAAATTGTAAACAATGGAAACACTGGAACAATTGATGGAATACCATTTGTTATAAATAGTGCTTGTAAAGCAATTAGTGATACAACTACAAATGTAGATGACTATTGCATGGCTTATGGTTCATTAAGTAATTATGAGTTAGCAGTATTTAGTGATCTTGAAGTAGAAGAGTCAAATGATTATAAATTCAAGCAAGGACAAATAGCACACAGAGGAGATGGATTCTTTGGTGGAAATGTTGTTGCTAAAAATGGATTTGTAAGAGTTAAGAAAGCTGCAGCACAAGTTGATGAAGGCTAATTTTAATGGGGAATAATTCGATAAGAATATTCCCCAAATTTTAATATTGGAGGAAACTGAAATGATTATAAAATATGAAGTAGAAAGAACATTTAAAGATAAATACAGCAAAGAAATAATAATTAAGAATACTGTTTTAGATGTTACTATTGAAAGAATGAAAGAACTAAATATGAAAAAATTTGGAAGAGTAGTTGATATTATTTTAGACTCAGATGAACAAGAAAATTTAATACCTGAAGATGATAATAAACAATCGGAAAATAAGAAAGCTGATAATGAAAAAACAGAAAACGAACAAACAGATAAAACAGATAATGTTGAAGAAAATACAGAAAAATATACAAAAGAACAATTAGAAAATATGACAGTAAATCAATTAAAAGATTTGGCTGAAGAATTAAAATGCGAATTAACTAAAGCTAAAAAAGAAGAAATAATTGAAGAATTATTAAAATTTCAAGAACAATAAGAAAGGTGATTTAAATGAATCCAGATATAACAAGTATAATATCAATCGTAAATTTAAGAAAGAGTGTAGGTTTAACAATAGATGAATTTGATGATGAATTAAAGGGCCTTGGAAATTCTGCAATTAAGAAATTAATTTTATCTGGCATTCATTCATCAAGAATAAAAGGAAATGATGATTACATTAAACAAACCATTGTTGCATATATAAGAGCAAATTATAGATATACAGAGCCTAATATCGCAAATGAAAATAAAATTATATTTGAAGAAAATAAGAACTTTATGAGTAGCACTACTGAATATACTACAGAACAAGTAGCACAGGAGGAAGAAGAATAAATGGATGAAATTATTTATTTATTGCAGAATACTACTGAAGTTAATTCTAAAGGAGATGTTATTAACAGAATAACAGAAGTGAAAAGATATGCTGAAATACAAAGTATAGGACAAAATCAAAGTTATCAAGCAGCTGCAGTTGGATTAAAGCCAAATTTTACAGCTGTTATTTGGAAATTTGAATATAACAATGAAGCATATTTAAAATATCATGATATCCAATATAAAATTACAAGAACATATATAAGAGATGATGAAAAAATAGAATTAACATGTAGTAGTCAAGTAAATAACGAGGAGGATATGTATGGCAGTACCTAGTGCAATTAAAATAACAAAAAATGGAGTAGAATACATTAGCCAGGTAAATAGAACTCAATATATGTTAAAAGAATTAGTTCATGCAGCAAACAAAGATGTTGGAAAATATGTTACAAGAGAAGCAAAAAAAGTAATAAGAAGAAATACAGGAAGAGGTAGAAAAAACACACAATATTGGGCAAGAAAAGATGGAAGCTTACAGGTTGGATATAAGCCAGGTGGATTTTACTTAGGATTTCAAGAATTAGGAACAACAAAGGTACAACAAGAAAATATGTTAAAAAATGCAGTTCTTAATAATATTGATGATATACGAAGAATACAAGGTACTTATATCAAATCCATTGAAGACGAAAATAAAGCATTAGGATTAATAAATGAAAACGAGGAGATTGGAAATGAGTAATATAAAAACACCTAGAAACTTTATTAGAGAAGAATTATATAAAGAAATAAAAACAGTTGTATCTAATTATTTCTTTACATCATTCAACGAAGCACAATTTCCTTATGCTGTTGTAGATATTAAAGAGCTAGGAAATGAAGTTTTAACACAATATTCTTTAGATATAAGTGTATATGACAAGAAAGAAGATACTACTGAAATTGAAACAATTTGTGATGATTTAAAAAAACTTTTACATCAAAAACGAGCAGTAAAAGAAAATTATGCGTATGTAATATGGTTTAGTAATTGTTTAACAGATAAAGAAGAAGATATAACGATAAAGAAAAGAATATTATCGTTTGAAATACATTTATTTAATTTTGAATGAAGGGAGAAAAATTAAAATGGAAACAAAATTGACTAAAGAGCAAGTAGAAAACATTCAAATAGATCATGGTATATTAATAAAAAATTATGGAGAAGAAAATCAACTAATGATAGCACCTTTAAGGGGTGGTACAAATTTTAAAGTTGAGAGAACTTATAGAGATATAGAGTTTGATGGTAAAAAAGGAAGAACAAAAGGGTTAAAAACAATTGATGAAGAAAATGCTACATTGACTGCTAAAACACTAAATACAGGTTTAGAAACATTAGCAGATAAACTACCAGGTGCTACGATAACAAAAGATGAAAACACACATAAAATAACAAAAATTGAAGGTGGAAACATCGGATTAATAAGTGAAGATGAATATATCAAGAATATTACGATGTTTGCTCAAAAAGTAGATGGTAAGTTTATTAAAGTAACTATATTTAATGCACTTGATGAAAATGGATTAGACTTTTCAGCTGTTCAAAAGGCTGAAGGAGAAATCGAGCTAGTTTATAATGCACATCATAGATATGATGAAGATTCAAAACCATATTCAATTGAAAATGTAGATAATATTGAAAATGTGGAGGAAGGATAATGAAATTAACAATTGATTCAATATGCTTAATTAGTAAAATTACAGATAAAATTCAAATAGACAAAGATTTTATTAAAGAAATGTTTGAATATAGTAAATCTGTGAAAGAAAAGAGCAAAGGAAAAAGTGAAGAAGAAGCTAAAGAAATTGCTGAATCTTTACAAAAGGAAATTGGAGTACAAGTAGTTCTAAAATTAGGAACAAAGCTATATGAAGTAAGAGATGAATTAATAGAATTTATTTCTGTCTACAAAGAGATTCCTAAAGAAGAAGCTCAAAAAATAGATGTAGTTGAATTTGTTAAAGAGGTCATAAATGATAAGGGGCTAACAAGTTTTTTAAAGAATCAAGTCATATCAAAGTAGAGGAAATGATATATTTACTCAACAAATACTATGGTATGGCTAATATTAAAGATTATCCACTAAGTAAATTAGTGGATTTTTTGCAGTTCGCTTATGAAAAAGAATTATATGAGAGATGGCTTACTTTATATCCTCTCATGGAAGCGGGATTAGCAGAGTATATGTCATTTGAAACCTATAAAAACAAGATTAAAGAAAATACAAAAACAAAACAGAACAATAATTTAATGACAGATGAAGAAATAATAGAAGATGGAATGAAAATAATGCAAATGTACGAAAAAAATCAACAAAAGGCAGGTGATAAAGATGGAAATATTTAAATTATTTGGGAGCATTTTTGTTGATACAACTGATGCAGATGCAAAAATGGAAAAAACAGATAAAAAAGGTAAATCAATAGGTCAAACATTAGGAAATGGAATCAAAGCTGCTGCTAAATGGGGAGCAGCAATTGCAACTGCAGCAACTGTTGCAGGAACTGCAATATTAGGAGTAGCAAATAATAGTGCAGAATATGCTGATAAATTTGACAAAGCAAGTTTAAGAACAGGAATTGAAGTAGAAAATTTACAAAGATTAGAATATGCAGCAGGACAATCTGGAGTAAGTTTAGAATCTGTTGAGAAATCTGCAAAAAAATTAAATGATAGAATGGGAGAACTATCTGAAGGAAATGAAAAAACTAAAGATATGTTCGATAAATTAGGTGTAAGTGTTTACAATGCAGATGGAACAATGAGAAGTAGCAATGATGTATTTGATGATACATTAATGAAACTTGCAGAAATGGGAGATACTGCTGAAGCAACAGCATTAGGTACAGATTTATTTGGAAAAGCATATGTAGATATGAAACCATTACTAGCATCTGGAGCTGATGGAATACAAGAATTAAAAGATAGAGCTGATGAATTAGGTATTGTAATGTCAGGAGATGCAGTTTCAGCAGGTGTAAAATTTGGAGATACAGTTGCAGATATAAAAAGCAGTTTGGGAGGATTAAAAAATACCGTTGGTGCAGCAGTAACGCCAATTTTACAACAATTTGCCGATTTGATTATAGAAAATATGCCAGTGATTCATAGTATGATCTTACAATTAACACCAATAATTACAGATTTAGCAAGTCAAATAATGCCACTATTAATGGAATTAGCGAAAACATTATTACCTGTTATTATGGATTTATTATCGCAATTATTACCTGTATTTACACAAATTGTTTCAGCTGTATTACCTGTAATAGTACAGTTGCTTCAAATGTTATTACCGCCTATTTTGCAAATAGTGCAAGCTGTTTTGCCTATTTTAGTACAAATATTAAATAGTTTGTTGCCTTTATTATCTCCATTAATACAATTATTGCAACCAATTATAGATTTGTTTATGCTATTATTAGAACCTTTAATAGAGCTTATAAATATGATATTGCCACCACTAGTAAATTTATTATCTGATTTTATTCAGAAGATATTACCAGGACTTCAATCTGCAATATCAGCTGTAAGTCAAATAATAGGAAGTGTATTTATTTCTGCATTTCAAAGTATAAAAACACATGTAGAACTTGTAAAAAACTCATTTCAAAATATTATAGATTTTGTAAAGAATGTATTTACAGGAAATTGGAGAGGTGCTTGGGATAATGTGAAAAATATATTTTCTAATAGTGTTTCAGGGTTAGGAAATATTTTTAAAGCGCCAATAAATATGATAATAAATGGAATTAATACATTTATAAGGGGACTTAATAAAATCCAAATACCAGATTGGGTTCCAGGAGTTGGAGGAAAAGGATTTCATATTAACGAACTTCCAAGATTAAAAGTAGGATTAGATTATGTACCTGAAGATGATTTTCCAGCAGTGTTACACAAAGGAGAAGCAGTTTTAACTAAAGAAGAAAATGAAACTTATAGACAAGCAAAATCAAGAGCATATTTTGGAAATAATAGCTATTCAGGCTCAACACAAGTAGCATTATTAGAAAGACTTGTAGATATATTACTAGCATATTTTCCACAATTTAAAGAATTGATGAATCAACCAATTGTTGCGGATGATGGAACTATAATTGCACATTATGCTCCAGGAATAAATGAAGAACTAAGAAAAATACAAGATAAGGAAGAGAGGGGAAGCTAATGAATGTATTAAAAAGAGGTGTACTATTTGATAATATACACACTTTTGAAAAGTGGGGGCTAATACTTTCACATACAGACATTGGCTCTCCAGAACCTAAAATAGAAAAAATTGACATACCAGGAGCAGACGGAGAATTAAATTTCTCAAACACTCTTACAGGAGACGTGAAATATAAAAATAGAAATATTACCTTCACTTTTGTTACAACCAAAAGGTATGATTTGTGGAAATCTCTTATGAGTGATATTTTAAATTTTATACATGGACAAGATTTTGAAAAAATCGTATTAGATGAGGACCAAAATTTTTATTATAAGGGTTCTGCAGAAGTAAATCCTTTAAAAAGTGATAAATCTATTGGAACAATAGTTATCGAATGTGATGTCGAACCATATAAATACGATTTAATATCTTCAGATGAAGATTGGTTATGGGATACATTTGATTTTGAAACAGGAATAATAAACGAAACAAGAGATTTAGTTGTCGATGGAGAATTAGAAGTATCAATTTTAGGTAGAAGACAAAAGGTTGTTCCAAAATTTGTTTGCGAGAATCCACTACAATTGATTTTTAATGAGCAAACATATAACTTGCCAGCTGGAGGAAGTTATTCGCCTGATATCGAAATATGTGAAGGAGAGAACATACTTAAGTTTATTGGCAATGGAACAGTAACAATTGAGTATAGAGGAGGTAG